CTGTGAACCTATATCTCCCGTATCCATACGATCTGTATACAGTAGTTGTCCAGCAGCGAAGAATCCACCATCATTAAGAAATACAGTATCCTGTCCAATAGCTGCTTGACTATCCGTAAAGGTGATGTATGCGTTATCAATAACCGTTTCTAATGATATCTGTGTAGGATCTGGATCCGTCTTCCACAACTGTATATTATTAGTCATGAAGGCTAAAAGATCACCGCGGTAAGTACCTACGGCAACGATGTCATCATCGTCACCAGATTCTAAGCCAACAGGTAAGCCTAATGCTCCACTGGCGTCATCAGGCGTAGTCCAATCTGTAGGATCTTCCGTAGCAGAGTACTTCACATAAGCTTGTCCGGTAGCGTTAGTACCAATAGCAAATACCTTAGACGACGATATTGCTATTGACTTGGTATTTGGACAGTTAACATCAGATATTGGTGCATGTGAACCTGTTTTTAGTTCAGTCAAAGTACCGAAAAAGTGTCTTATCGTGCTAGAAGTATATTCTACCACAACATACAATTTTCTATTAAAGCTGCTAATATGCCACACTCTGACTATGGTATCTGTTGCATCATCTGGGTTTTCACAAACTAGCACTTCGAGTGTAGCGTTTATTGGCGGGTTTATACCATATCCAAACAATGCTGGTGGAGCAACGAATCCTGTCGTATGTGTCACTGTGATTAACTTTCTGTCGTGTATATAAAGACCTTTAAACGTACTAGCCAAAGCTGTGGTATTGTGTAGGTTTTCTAATCCCGGACGTTTTTTAACAGCATAACCAGTAGTTACATATGCATTTTTACATTCTTGTAAAGAACGCAGATCAGAAACCTCTTGAGATTTCCTCCTATCTAATCCAGTTCTAAAGTCTTCGAATGTAACAGATGCCATTACCTCACCTTCGTCGCTAAAATCTTATCTAACATCTGCTCTATGCTCTGCAGTCTATACAGCATAACATCTAGATTCTTCACAGATTCTGCTACCTTCTCTTGGTCCCCTGTGAGTTTCTTTAGGTTGTGTATCTCGATACCGCATTGCTTAGCTTCGGCCTCTAGAGCAGGTATAGCGCGTCCCTGGATGCCTGCTAGACGCTCTACCTCAGCAGAGAGTCCAGAAGCCCACCAGATTGCACCACATGTCTGTATTACAAGGAAGATTATTGCACTAAAGAACTTAGCATCTATATTCATTTTCGTTTTTTCTTCGCTCTCTCAAGCGGACCTGGTAATAGCCAACCGAGCACCATTGGCACGATTATCACCAATATTAACAACCAACCCCCCATACCAACGAGATCACCTAAAAGTGTCCAGAAGTTATCTGGGGCACAACTAGTCATGTCCTGCCCCCTCTGCGAAGTCATAGGTTGGGATATTGTCTGATCCGCAACCACACTCGTCACAGAGGCACCGACCGTAGAGGCCAGAAGCACAGGAGCAGTCCCCGAAGTCGCAATCGATGCAATCGCACCCGGAACTAGAGCTCCCGCTCCTACCAAGCTTGCTTTCTTTAGACTTGTACATCCGCCGATCCAAAGAGTAGGGAGTAGACAATAGTAGCGACGATTAGAACTGCCACTACCGCTATTGCAGGGTTTTCTTTTATCCAAGTTTTTAATATATTCATTAAGTTTCCTCAAGTGTGAATGTTTATCGTTCACGTCTATGGCCTAGATTGTCTATCTTCACTGTGAGAGATTTCAGCATATCCTTTATCTCCCCAAATTGTTCAGAGTTTCTAGCATCTGACCTATCCATACGTTCAACCAGACTTTTTAGCTCAAGTTGGTTACGAATGGTATCTTGTTCAATTCCAGTAACGTAAGTAAAGAATCCAACCGCAATAGCAACCGTTCCTAGTAGATGAGAAACACTGAGACTCTTCGACATGTGCCATCCGCCATTCCCCCGTCGATCTAATCCAGTGTGTTCAGCCATTAGTTTGCTATTTTTTGTGATTTGTTATTTGTTTCAACCTCAGGCATTTTAGCAGGTAAACTCTCTACTTCCAAGGTTCGCAAATAATCTCTAGCGGACCAGAAAATACAGGTTTTATCTATGCTCTGATTGTGCAGTAGAACGGTACTTGTTGGATTGTTTTTATTCTCTGTAATGTACATTTGTATATTTAATCCAGAAATCGCACTGATATCCATAGCATGGACAGGTTTCTCGTTATAGCCATCAAGTAGTTCCTTCATAAGCAACTCAGGACCGCCTTTACTACATAGAACGTTAACCGATACAACAGTCTGATATATCTTTGGTTTCTCTGCCTGTGCAGACAAAGAAAATGCTAACAAAATTGCTCCCAATAAGGTTTTCATCAGATTCCAAATGCTGCTGAAATTTCTGCTTCAGACAGTCCTAGTGCCGTCAGTTTAGACTTAGCACTGGCCTTGTTTTCAGTAAGTGCAACCTGCTCTGCTGTGGGTTCTGGGGCAGGTGGTTCAACAAACGTGAACACATTACCGTCCCATGAACCACCGATACGAGCGCTTTCTGTTGCTTCAACCAGCTCAGAATCAGCCACAGAAAACTCTGTAACACCATCCCAAACAACTATATTCTCTACTACACCACTTTTTACTACTGCGTAATTAGCCATTTGTTTCTCCTATAATCCAAAGGCTTCTTTAACTTCTTCTGTTGTCAATCCTAATGCTTCTAGTTTTGACTTAGTAGAATCAAGCTTTTCTTGACGTGCAATCTTTGCCACCTCTTCTGCTTCTCTCTCTACAATTGCCTGTGCTTCTTCTGCATCCCTAGCGGCTTCTTCTTCTGGAGTAAACTGAATGCGCTCACCATTTACCATTTTATATCTTGCCATATTAGCTACCCTTCATTCCGTAGACAACAATTTTGTGGTAATCAATATCCCCTGTGCTATGGTAAAACTGAATACCATCAATGTTAGCGTTGTCGATAGCATAAGTTCCGTACACAGTACGTTCTCCCCCGTTAGTGGTGTTGTAAGGTACAAAGCCAAAATTACCTACTATAAGCGCTCCGTCATAATCATCGTCAGTTGCATCCTGTAAATGAAGTTGAAATGAAAAGAACATAGGACCGCTATTATCCACAGGATTGATTACAGTCCAATTATCATTAGTGTCCGACTGATTTGCGTTATACCCACTAGGATTAGAACCTGCTGATAGATAACGATAATTTGATGTTGTTATAGCAGATGCTCCATCCATAAGCCGAATATCCAACTGGGGACCATCAGAAACACACCCCATCATTCCAACAACCTGATAAAACAAATAATCCGAATGTTTGAAACTTTGAAAATTTACAGTTGCCGCATCGACAGTTGATCGAGAACTTGCGAGGTAAACTAATGAGCCACCAGTATCTGTAGTCCAACTGAGATTCCCAGAACCATCAGTTTTTAAAATCTGGTTAGCAGAACCATCTGTGCCTGATAGAACATAATCTACACTAGATGTCGCGTTTTCTACTGAGAATGTTGCGCTTGCTGCTGATGTTGCTAAATCTGCAATTACTTTACCCATGGTTTATATCCCGAAAGCTGTTTTAACTTCTTCTGTGGTCAGACCTAGTGCCTCAAGTTTTGTTTTTGCAGATGATAATCTTCCCTGTTCTGCTACTTGTTCAGCATCCCATGCTTCTTGCTGATTAGTTAATTCTGATTCTAACCACGCTTGGGTAGGTTTCTCGTCATCACTATGGATAATAAGATTAGCGTAAGTTTTTTCTTTTCCACCAAACCCAAACCAAGTGCCAGTTCTGATATGTACCAAAATATCCTCTATTGTTTCTGGACGCATAATCAATCTCCCAACTTAATAAAAGTCAAAGCACACTGATTTACATCAGTATTGCCTTGGACAACATTCGTATGAGCATCGGCTATACCAGAAACCCGCAACTTATCGTTTGTTGTGTCAGATATTGATACGATATAGTCAACTAGACAATTATCGTAGCCGCCAGCCGGTTCGTAGCCGTAGTCCTTCGCCGCTTCGTACCAGCTTGATCCA